TAATGCTTATTCCACGTTATAGCCACCTTGTTACCTTTAAAATATTGGAATTTTCTTTAAAAGGAAATGTTCTTACTGGACGAGGAACTGTGTCTCCAATTTATAGAGAAATGAGAGAGACCATTAAAACAATAAACTCCATCCTGCGAGAATTAAGAATTGATCCAAAATCCAGTTCCTCTTTTGTAAATGGAGATTCCGATTATTATGAAACCCTTATGGAAGGTGAAGTGGTTGAGGGATAACGTCCTGCTCCATTTAAATTCCTAACACTTACTTAACACTTAACAATCCTTAAAGGAAAATTATGCCAAAACCAGACAAACCAGGAAAACCAGGTAAGTTAAATAAATTAATAAAAAGAAGAAGAAAAGAAATAACCTATCGTTCAGGTGGAGCTGGATTTTGCAAATGGGCGGATGAACACATCCACATTCCTGTTTATGAAAATGGAATTCCTCAATGGAGGCTTCTTAGTGAATTAAGCACAGAGGTTAATCCAGATACTGGACGATGCTCTAAAGATATGTGGGCAGCACAAAAAGAAATTGCAATGGAAGCTTTGCAAATGAGAGACAATAGATTCGTGCATAGGTTGATTGCTCTTTGCTGGATGCGAGGAGAGGGAAAATGCCAAAGAAAAGGCAGTAAAATCACTATGTTAGATGGCCACATCAAAAAAGTGGAAGATGTTAAAGTGGGCGATCTATTGATGGGAGATGATAGCACTGCAAGAGAAGTCCTTTCTCTTGCAAGTGGAAAAGAGGAAATGTTTGAAGTAATTCCCTGGAGAGGGGAATCTATGACCGTAACAAAAGATCATTATCTCTCATTAAAAACTCGGTGCATGTCAAGAAGAAGGGCTGACCTACGTTATAATGGAATAGATCCTAATGAAAATAAAGTCATAGATATTTCTGTGCAGGATTATATGAAACAGAATGATTATTTTAAACGTAAACATCTTTGGTTCCGAGTACCAGTAGAGTTCCCTGCTCAAGAGGTTAAAATTGACCCCTATTTTCTTGGAATTTGGTTAGGCGATGGCACTTCTATATCAACAGCTATAACCACCATGGATCAGGAAGTTGTTGATCATTTATATAAATATGCAGAAGAACTTAATTTACGTGTTTCAGTGGGTGTTAAAACGAATACAGAAAAAGCAAAATCTTATAGCATTGTGGGGGAAAGAAATGGAATAAAGGGAAGTAACTGTTTATTGAATCTTCTCAGGGAATTGAATCTTATAAAAAATAAACACGTTCCACAAGAATACAAAAGCAATTCCCGTGAAATTAGGATGCAGATATTGGCTGGACTTATTGATGCGGATGGTTATCTTAATAGGAATTCTTTTCAGATAACTCAAAAAAGGAAAGTTCTTGCGGAAGATATTGCTTTTTTGGCTCGTTCATTAGGTTTACATGCTGAAATAAAGAAAACCATTAAAACCATTAAATCAATTAATTTCAGTGGTGAATATTATAGTGTTGGAATTACTGGAGATTGCAATCTCATTCCTTGCCGTGTAGAAAGAAGAAAAGCATCCCCCCGCCAAGTTAATAAAGAAATTCTTGTCACAAGTATTAAAGAAATTAAATCAGTTGGTGTTCAAGAATATTATGGATTCAATATATCTGGAAATGGAAGATATTTGACTAGTGATTTTACCGTTACTCATAATTCTTTTCTTGTTTGTTTTATCCAATTGTGGAAGTTCTTTTGTTTTCCAAGACAACAAATTATGCTCGGTGCCAATTCCAGAGATCAGATTAAATTCGTTCATTTTGATGTTATGCGGGATATTATTCTTAATTCTCCTGAACTTATAAGAATTGTAGGAGAAAGAAATGTTCAAGAGAAAGAGATTCGTCTTAAAAATAAGAAAGGGCAGATAGTTTCCATCATAAGAAGTATCTCAAGTTTCTCTGGAATTGTTTCTAATATATCCGGTTATACTTTTTCTGAAATATTTGATATGAAGAATCCTAAATTTTTTACTCAACTTGATGGTTCTATTCGTAATATACCAAATGCATTAGGAATAATTGATAGCACAGTTTCAACAAAAGACCATATTTTGTATAAACTGTTCGATTCTTATAGAAAAGGACTAGATTCAACTTTGTACTTTTCTCATAGACAATCTGCAAAAGCTTCTCATAAAGATTTCTGGAATCCAGAAATGACTCAGAAACAATTAAATTCTTACAGGACTAAATTTCCTTCCCGAGAATTCGCTCAGTATTTTAGGAATACATGGGATGCTGGTTCTAAGAAAATGTTCCCTACTGAAATTGTAAAATCAATGCATTATATTGGCGTTAATGGCTCTCTTGGTGAATTTCCTAAAATGATATCTATTATAAAGGGGTATTATAAAGAAATTGAGGAAACTAAAGGATTAATTAATGATAGATCTCGTAGAGTAAGTGATATGAACAATCTTATTCCTATTTCAAATCTTTATACTTTAGAAACTTCCCATAAGCAACCACAACCTATTTCTATGGATGCTCTTGAAAATTTAACAGATGTTTATGACACCCATTGGGCTTTGTGTGTTGGAGTTGATAGGGCAGATCCTATGAAACGGGATATTACTTTTGGGGCTAGAACAATTGTTTCTTTAATTGCTAAGGGATTGCCTGGTTCTCGTTCTAATCCTACAATTGCTTTACAAGAAGAAACAAGTGTTCATAATTATATTTATTTTCTTGTTGATTTACGACATATTCAGCATAGCGATATGAAAACTATCAAAGGAGTAGTTGAAAATTATATTGATAGTTATGATGGTATTGAGACTTTATGCACTGAACGATGGGGAATGTGGGACATTGGTGATTGGTGTGAAGATAATGAAATTATTTTTGATCCAATATCTGCTTCTTACTCTACTCAGAAAGATGGTTTCTCTGAATTATTTAATATTGTTATGACTGGTAGGTTTAAATCCCCCACAACGGTAGTCAAAGGATCTAAAGAAGAAGATGTTTTAGAAGAAGAACTCTTGATTTTTGATCATGATAGTGTTAAAAAGTTTTATGGTTCGCCGGAAAAACGAGAAAGATTCGGAACTCAAGATGATGCGGTATTTAGTATTAATTGGGGTATTTATGGTGGAAGATTCTTAACTGTCGATGATTTTAGAATGAGAAATGTTGTTACTTCCCTTGGAGAATACCACGAAGATAAACGAAAACTTGTTGGAGACTACAACTAATGGTAACAAACACAGCAGATTTTAATGAACTTGTGGATAGTATGGACGATGAGAGTTTAAATTTCTTTGCGAGTGCCTATGCAAATTGGTCTTCCCCGGCAAGGATAAATGATGAAAGAGCAGTTGATAGTGATGGTTTTGCGGTCACTTTGTCTAATTTAGAGGGTTTTAGTGCAATTCAAGCTAAATGTTGGGAAAAGTATAATAAAAACCCACAAATAAACTCCCATGTGCGCGATATTACGGGCAGCCTGTGCGGTTCGGGGTGGGCAATGACATCAGATAACGTTTTCGTTGCAAAAGCTCTTAAAGAGATGATTTACGACATTAGGAATGAATTGTTTAAAAATATTCCTAAATATGTTGGAAGAGCAGAGATTGAAGGGGAATTGTTTCTAGCCGCAACTGTTCATATTGATGGTTTTGTTGAAATTGATTTCATTGATCCTTCTACTTTAAAAGGAGGAGGGGATGCTAATTCTGGAATTTATTTTCATCCAAGAAAGACCACAATGCCATTATTCTACCGTTTTGCTTCTAAAAATGCAACTGGAATGGAAGAAACAACCATTTATCCGTCAATATATGTTGCTCACCAACCTAAACTTGGATTAGTTGGTTTAAATCACCATAAAATTAACCAAAAAGAACTCGTTAATGCAAAGAGTAGAAAGCATGTTTATAAGGGACTTGGTGGGTATAAGACATTTATAATTTCTTGGGATAGGGGTTTGTTTTCAAAACGGAATGTTTCCCATATTAGAACAACTCTTGAATGGATAACTCATTATGAAAATTTAAAAAAATGGGAAATTGATCATAAAAAATCAGCTGGATCTTATTTATGGGTTGTGCGTTTAACTGATACTAAAGCTTTTCGAACTTGGTTGAAAATGACTGATGATCAAAAAGCTGCAACTGGTTTAACGGCAAAGAAAACCCCTGGTGGGACTTTGATATTGCCTCCTGGTGTTGAAATTGATGTAAAGAATCCTAATCTGCCAACAATATCAGAGCAAGATACTGATATTATGCATATGGTAACTTCTGGATTGAATAAACCGGAAGATATGGTAACTGGACAAACAAAAGGAGATACTTTTTCTGGAATAAAAGCTTCAAGAGGACCACAATCAG